AAAAGATTGGCAAAAGTTTATTGATTATAATATTCGAGATGTTGAACTTGTAGATCAATTAGAGGATAAGATGAAACTTATCGAACTATGTTTTACAATGGCTTATGATGCTAAGGTTAATTTTAATGATGTGTTTTTTCAGGTAAGAACTTGGGATGCAATCATTTATAACTACTTGAAGAAAAGGAATATTGTTATTCCTCCTAAGGACCGTTCAGAAAAAAGTGATAAATTTGCTGGAGCATATGTTAAAGAACCAATTCCGGGAAAGTATGATTGGGTTGTCTCTTTTGACCTCAATTCTCTTTATCCTCACCTCATTATGCAGTATAACATCTCACCAGAGACACTCTTGGAAGAAAGACATCCCAGCGCAACTGTTGAAGGGATATTAAATCGTCAAGTTGATTTTAGTGATTATAAAGACTATGCGATGTGTCCGAATGGTGCAATGTATCGTAAGGACGTTCGTGGATTTCTTCCAGAATTAATGGAGAAAATGTATAACGACCGTGTAATCTTCAAGAAAAAGATGTTAGTTGCAAAACAACAATATGAAAAGACCAAGACAAAAGAATTGGAAAAAGAAATTGCAAGATGCAATAACATCCAAATGGCAAAAAAGATTTCTCTTAATAGTGCTTATGGTGCTATTGGAAATCAGTATTTCAGGTATTATAAACTAGCAAATGCCGAAGCAATCACAATGTCTGGACAAGTTTCCATTCGTTGGATTGAAGGTAAAATGAACTCATACTTAAATAAAATTCTTAAAACAAATGATGTTGATTATGTTATTGCTTCAGATACTGATTCCATTTATCTTAATATGGGTCCTTTTGTCGATATTGTATACAAAGGAAGAGAAAAAACTACTGAGGAAATTGTTGGGTTCATTGATAAGGTCTGTACGATGGAATTTGAAAAATATATTGAGAGTTCTTACCAAGAACTGGCAGACTATGTGAATGCATATGACCAGAAGATGCAGATGAAACGGGAGAACATTGCTGATCGTGGAATCTGGACTGCTAAGAAACGTTATATTTTGAATGTTTGGGATAGTGAAGGTGTTCGATATGATGAACCAAAAATAAAAATTATGGGATTGGAAGCAGTTAAATCTTCTACTCCAGCACCTTGTCGTCAAATGATTAAGGATGCTCTTAAAATTGTGATGACTAAAACTGAAGATGAAATGATTTCTTTTATAGATAATTTCCGTAAAGAATTCAATCAACTTCCCCCAGAAGAAATTTCATTTCCACGTTCAATTAATGACGTAGATAAACATAAATCTACATCAACTCTTTATAGTAAAGGAACTCCAATTCACGCAAGAGGGGCACTTCTCTATAATCATCTAATTAAAGAAAAAAAGTTAGATAAGAAGTATGCAAAAATCCAAAATGGTGAAAAGATTAAATTTTGTTATTTGAAACTTCCAAATCCAATTCGTGAGAATGTTATTTCTTATATTCAAGAATTTCCAAGAGAATTTGGACTAGACAAATACATAGATTATGACCTACAATTCAGTAAAGCATTTTTGGAACCAATGAAAGTAATTTTGGATGCAATTAACTGGAAAGTAGAAAAAACTGTAAACTTAGAATTATTTTTTGATTGATGGAATTACCAATTAACGATAAAGAACTTGATACTATTCTTAGTGCTTTAAGATTGGGTGGAGATACTTCATTGTATCAAAAACTATGGGGTTATAGAATGAATTATTTAAATAAAAATAATAAAAAGGGGGATTGATTATGGATTTTCTTAAAGATATTGTAAAAGAAATTGGCGGAGAATATACACAACTGGCATCAAATATTGATGAGACCGAAACTTATGTGGATACGGGTTCATACATCTTTAATGCTCTTGTCAGTGGGAGTATCTTTGGTGGGGTTTCTCGCAACAAGATTACTGCAATTGCAGGTGAAAGTAGCACTGGAAAAACTTTCTTTAGTTTGGCAGTGGTCAAGAATTTCCTTGATAATAATCCTACTGGATATTGTCTGTATTTTGATACTGAAGCTGCGATCACAAGATCCCTATTGGAGAGTAGAGGAGTTGACACAACTCGTGTGGTTGTGGTCAATGTTGTCACCGTAGAAGAGTTTCGTGGTAAGGCACTGAAGGCAGTTGATCTTTACTTGAAGAAACCAGAAGGTGAACGTAATCCTTGTATGTTTGTTCTTGACTCTTTAGGAATGCTTTCGACCAGTAAAGAAATTACTGATGCCCTGAATGACAAAGAGGTAAGGGATATGACCAAATCTCAACTCATCAAAGGTGCATTTCGTATGCTTACCTTGAAACTTGGTCAAGCAAACATTCCAATGATTGTGACTAATCATACCTATGATGTAATTGGTGCTTATGTTCCTACTAAAGAAATGGGGGGTGGTAGTGGTCTTAAGTATGCGGCTTCTACAATCATTCATCTTTCAAAGAAGAAGGAGAAGGATGGAACAGAAGTTATTGGAAACATCATTAAGGCAAAGACTGCTAAGTCTCGTCTAAGTAAAGAAAATCAAGATGTTGAAATTCGTTTGTTCTATGATGAACGTGGTTTGGATAGGTATTATGGACTTTTGGAACTTGGAGAGATTGGTGGAATTTGGAAAAATGTTGCTGGACGTTATGAGATTGATGGTAAGAAACTCTATGCTAAAGAGATTCTAAAAACTCCAGAAAAATACTTTACGGCAGAAGTAATGCAAGCACTTGATGAAATTGCAAGAAAAGAATTTAGTTATGGTTGATTTAAACGATTTTATTCACGTTTATGAAAACGCAATAGAACCTAATGTTTGTGAGTTTCTTATTAGTTTGTTTGAACAAGTTTCAGATAGATATGAAGAAATTGATAATGATGGAAAACAAAAATTTACTCAATTTAATCTTACAGAAAATTGTAAATTAAATGAAGAAGTGGAAAATGTTCATAACTATCTAATTCATAAAACAGTTGAGTACAAAAATAAATATTATGAATTTACAGATACTCGTGTTTTTCCTGAAACTCATGCATTTGAGCAGTTTAGAATTAAAAAATATAATAATGATGGTGTAGATAGATTTGATACACACGTTGATGTAGTTAATCACGCAACAGCAAGAAGATTTCTTTCTTTCTTCTGGTATTTGAATGATGTAGAAACTGGTGGGGAAACAAGATTTAAAGATGCTTCAGTCATTCCAAAACAAGGAACACTTGTGATGTTTCCTCCATTCTGGATGTTTCCCCATAAAGCAGAACCACCTGTAAGTAATCCCAAATATTTACTTCATACATATTTGCATTACAAATGAAAAATATTCGAGTTATCAAAACTGGAATTGATGTATCAAAAATACTAAACCAAATAAAACAACATCCAGAAGATTGGGGTTCTCAAAAAAATATTAAAGATAAAAAAATAGAACAACTTGACCCAACAAAATATACTGTTACAGTAGATGTTCTTCAATTGATAATGGGTGGAATAGAAAAGGAAGGACAATATGTTGGTGATACTGAAATTTGTATTCAAACACCTGCATACGAAAAACACACAGAAGTTTTAAAATTCTTAAAGACATATTTTAAAAAAATCCGTCGTTGTGCTTTTCTTTCTTTGCCTATTGGTGAAATTGTTGGAACTCATATTGATGAGGGAACTTATTATCTTTCAAAAGATAGATACCACCTTTCCATTCAGGGAAACTACAAGTATACTGTTGGGGATGAAACTATGATTGTTGAACCCGGAACTTTCTTTTGGTTCAACAATAAACTTCCCCATAGTGCTGAAAATATTGGTGATGAGGTTAGAATTACTTTTGTATTCGATGCCCCGCACCATAAACGTAATCCATAGTTAGAGGAGTAATGGAAAAAGTCGAAACTACAATTCTTCGTAATTTACTTTTTAATAATGAATATTGTAGAAAAGTATTACCATTTATTAAATCTGAATATTTTGAAAATCTTCACGAGAAAGTAGTTTTTGAAGAGATTTGTAAGTTTATTGTTGCTTATGAAGAACTTGCTACAAAAGAAGTTCTTCTGATTGAAACTGAAAAAAGAACTGATATTACAGAAGATACCTATAAAACTATTTGTGATTATGTTTCAAAACTTGATGATGGACACGCAGATTTAGAATGGGTAT